AGGTGCAATCCGCACAGCATGACGGCGCAAGTATTCCGTCGTGATCCGGTCATTGCTCCACAGGTTCTTCGGGCATTGGTCCACCTTCCCGGGTGCGTCGTTCCTGATCGCGCCGAGTTCGGGCGGCATGCCGATTGTCGATGCAGACACGGCGCTCCAGTACACGCCCGTCCACCGCGCCGTTTCGCTGATCGCCAACGACCTCGCGCGCGTCGAGTGCAAGGTCAGCGACGGCGCGACCGACGCGCTCCTCCGATCCCCAAACCGGTTCATGTCGGGCTTCGAGTTTCGCCGTCTGATGACGATGCAGTGCTGCCTCTACGGCAACGCCTTCGCGCTCATCAACCGTACGCAGTCTGGGGAGCTCTTCGAGCTGATCCCGCTCGGCGTCCACACGGTGACTCTCGACGTCACCGGGCGCGAGCCCGTCTACCGCACCAGCCTTTACGGCGACCTGCGTCTCGACCAGGTGCTTCACCTCCGCACGCTCGGATACAGCGGCATGTGGGGCGAATCGCCGGCGCGGCTCTGCAATGCGGCGCTTACGGTCATGGCCGCGCAGGAGCAGTCGCAGTTGAAGTCGATGGAGAACGCGGGGCAGCCGAAGTTGGCGCTTGTCCACCCGGGCGCACTCAACGACAAGCAGCGCCAGATGGTCGCCGAGCAGTACGTCAAGCAGCACAGCGGCAGCGTCAACGCGGGCCGCCCGCTCGTGCTCGGCGACAACATGCGCGTCGAGCGGATCTCGAGCACGTTCGACAACGACGGCATCGACGCCGCGCGGCGCTACTCCGTGCAGGATGTAAGCCGCATCTTCGGCGTTCCCGTCTCCTACCTGAGCGAGCACAGCCAGAGCACCTACGGATCGATGGAGTGGCTCGGCCGCATGTACGTCGACCATTGCATCGAGCACTGGGCCGCCATCTGGAAGAGCGAGATTCTCCAGAAGCTCGCAAGCCCGTTTGATTCGGTGTCTTTCGACCTGGACTCGCTGCAGCGTCCGAGCCTCGCCGAGCAGATGGCTTCGCTCAGGACAGGCGTCGAGGCCGGATTCATCACGCGCAACGAGGCGCGCGAGTGGCTCGACCTCGAGCCGCTGCCCGGCCTCGATGCGCCGATCGTCGCCAAGAACATGGGCACGGGCGGCGGCACCACCAACATCGGAAACGACACGAGCGAAACCGCAGGGAGCCCGAATGATTTCACGACGTGACATCGGATCGATCGAGCAGACGATCGACGGCAGGACGCTCCGCGGCGTCGCCGCGGTCTACAACCAGCGGAGCAGCGAGATCACCGAGTACGGCAGGACGTTCCGGGAGCAGATCGCCCCCGGCGCTTTCGCCGGTTCGCTCGGCGAGGACATCAAGCTGCTGTACAACCACGACTCGCGCATGCCGCTTGCCAGGACGCGCGCCAAGACCCTCGCGCTGATGGACAAGGCCGACGGCCTGCACTACGTCGCCTCGCTCCCGGAGACGACGCTCGGCAACGACGTGCGCGCGCTGATCGAGCGCGGCGACCTGAGCGGCGAGATGTCGTTCGGGTTCTACGTCGAGAGGGACGAGTGGAACAAGGCCAAGACCGAGCGCACCGTTCACCAGGCGAAGCTCGTCGAGGTGAGCATCGTCGTAGACGCCGCGTATCCACAGACCAATTCCAGCCTGCGTCACGTTGACGCGGCTGCCATCGAAGCCGCTCAGGCGCGGCTGGAACTTCACCTTGAGAGGATCAGGAAATGGACAAGCTGACGGAACTCAACGCACTCACCCACCAGTACCGCAAGACGCTCGAGCAGTTCGCCGAGCGCAAGGACGCCAAGACCCATGAGATCGAGGCGCGCGGCAGCGGCGAGGAGCGCGAGAAGATCGCGCGTCTCGACAACGACATGACCGAGATCGAGAAGTTGATCCAGCTGCGCAAGCTCGCGGCCGAGGCTGCCACTCCCGAGTTCTCGTCGCGCGTCGCCGAGGATGACGGCAAGTGGATGTACGACGGCATGTCGATGCGCAAGCGCAAGGACTACGGCACGCGCAACTACACCGAGCGCTTCATGCACTCGATCATCGGCGGCGACATGGCGGCCTTCCGCGCGCTCTCGACCACGACGAGCAACGCGCCCGTGCCGACCGACCTCGAGCGCCGCATCATCGAGAAGCGCCAGCAGGCTTCGGTGCTTCGCCAGCTGGCGATGGTTTCCACCATCGACTCGACCCGGGAGGTCGCCGTCGAGGGATCGCTGCCGACCACGGCCAAGGTTGCCGAAGGCGCTTCGATCACCCCGAACGACCTGTCGTTCGGCACCAAGATCACCTTCCTGAAGACGAAGTACGTGACCGCGGCAAAGGCTTCGCGCGAGTACCTCGCCGACGTCATCGGCACGAGCGGCATCGGCAGCGGACTCGACTACATCGCGCGCAAGCACGGCACTTCCATGGGCCTGTTCCATGAGCAGGAGTTCACCATCGGCGACGGCAGCGGCGACCCCGAGGGCATCGCGGGCTCGAGCGCTCAGACGAAGTTCGCGGCTGCCTCGCAGGTCACCGATCTCGGCGGCGCCGCGATCACGACTGTCACCGGCGACAACGTGATCGATACCTACCACCTGGTGAAGCCGCAGTACCGCATCGGCAGCAAGTTCTCCTGGCTCTTCAGCGACACCTTCCTCCGGACGGTGCGCAAGCTGAAGGTGAACACGACGGACTACATTTGGAAGCCGTCGGAAAACGGTGGACTCACGGATGGCGTTCCGGGCACGCTCTACGGCGTCCCGTACCGCATCTCGGCCTACGTGCCGAGCGCGACGCTGAACAACAACATCTTCGCGGTCATCGGCAACTTCGAGTACTTCGAGATCGCCGACCGCATGGGCATGGAGACGCTCATCGATCCGTACAGCGCCGCTGCGACGGACGAGACGATCGTCTACATGTACACGCGCACCGATTCGCGCATCATGTTGGCCGAGGCTTTCGCCGCCATCACCTGCTGATTCTCCCTTGGGGACGGCCGGGGAAACCCGGCCTGCCCTTTTCCATGCCAAGGCTCCCCATCCCGATCGACGTGCTTCGCACGCGGCTCCGCATCGAGGTCGAGTCAGACGACACCGACCTCGTGGCTCTGTGCGTTGCGGCAGGCGAAGTCATCGAGAGAGAGACGGGAATCGCGCTCGGAAGCGCGTCGCGCACGGCCAAGATCAGGCGATTCGCGCGGTTCATCCCCGACGTGCAGCCGTGCACGTCGTTCACGTCCGTCAGCTACGTAGACTCATCCGGCGCCACGGTCACGCTTCCGACGGACGAGTGGTGGACGGACGACTCGGAGCCCGTCATCGCGCTCGAGTTCGACACCGACGCCGTGATGAAGCCGAACACCCTCGCGACGGTCACCTACGTGTCCGGCTACGCCGAGATCCCGCTCGCGCTGCAGCAGTGCATCGTCAGCCTTGTGGGCGCCTGGTACAACAACCCCGAGGCCGTGTCGGTCGCCGCGCTCGCGGACGTCCCGACGTCCTACCGCTACATCATCGAGCAGTACCGCACCCGGAGCCCGATGCGATGATCTCGGCCGGACGCCTCCGTCACCTCGCTACGAAGCAGAGCCCGAGCGCCTCGAGGGACGCCCTTGGGCAGCGCGTGGACTCATGGGTGTCGACGGTCCAGTTCCGCGCCGACCTCCGATCGGACAGCGCCGACGAGCGCCAGTACGCGGACGGCGTCGCTGTGGTCCGGTCTTGGGAGGTCCGCGCGCGGTGGGACACCGTAAAGGCGATCGGACTGTCCGAGACTGACAGAATCCTGATCCGGGGCAAGACGCTCCGGATCCGCACCATCACCAACCTCGACGAGCGCGACCGCGTCGCCGTGATCGACTGCGAGGAGGTCACATGAGCATCGAGGCTGCCGTCCGTTCGATGCTCACCGCCGGCGGCACGCTGTCAGGCGGCGCCAACGGCGTGCCGGACGATCGCGTGACGCATGGCTTTCGCCTGCAGTCGACGGCCCTGCCGGCCGTCACGTTCGAGATCTCTACGATCGAGCCGGGCACCCTCGCGGCCGTGCGCGACGTCGCGACGGCCACGCGCATCGCCGAGGTCGAGGTGCGATCGATCGCGGCCGAGGCCGTCGACGCGATCGACGTCGCCACGAAGGTCCGGACTGTGAGCGTGCCCGGCACGTTCTCCGGCTTCTCCATCGACGCCGTCCTCTACGGCGGGCACCGCGTCGAGCCGCAGGGCGCCGGGGAAGGCGACGAGTCGCAGCCGGCCGAGGCCGTATCCACACTGACCATCTACTACCGGGAGTGACCCCCCATGCCAGCGATCTCAAGCGGAACCGCAACCCTCTCATACAACAGCCAGGTGTCGACGGGACTCCTCACGGTGACCGTCAACCACCAGACGGACATGATCGAGGCGACCGACATCGGCGACCAGAGGAAGTTCTACATCGCCGGTCAGGCGACGACCACGCTTTCCGGCGAGGCGTTCTACGACCAGGCCGATCCCTGCATGGCCGTCCTCGAGACGGACGCCACGAATCCTGTCTCCCGGAGCGTGATCGTCACGCTCGCAACCGGCATGACCGTCACTGGCTCCGCGTTCGTGACGTCCTTCAGCGCCGTCGCCGGGACGAATGACGTGCTCCGCGCCAACTTCGAGCTGCAGTTCACCGGGGCGGTGACGATCGGATGATCCGCGACGCGCTCCTTCTTCGAGACGCCACGGTCGAGACTTCGTTCGGCCCGGTCGTGCTGCGGCGCCCGAGCGCCGCGGACGTCATCGAGGCGACAGAGGTCGCGCTCAAGCGGCCCGAGACGCTGTACGCGCACCTCGTCTGGCGGCACGTCATGGACGGCGGCAAGCCCGCGTTCGAGTCGCTCGAGCAGGTCATGCAGTCCGACGGCATCCGCGTGCTCGAACTCGGCCGGCTCGTCGAGCACCTCTACGGAGAAGGCCGGGACTGAGCGAGGGCGCGCGCAAGGTCGCGCGCGCAGCCCTCGAGCACTGCAAGGGCGACCTCGAGACGGTGAGCGCGGCGGCGCTGAACATCATCTGGGACATCCCCGATTGGCAAGGCATCCGACGTGAACTCGATCTCCGCAAAATTCAGCGTGAAGGTGGACGCCCGTAAGCTCGGCGTCGCGCTGAACCGTTTGCCCCCGGACATCCGTAGGAAGGTCGCGCGCAAGGGACTGCGCGAGTGGGGCAAGCGGGTCGTGCGCGAGGTCAGGCGCGGCGTCCTGCCGCAGGACGATGAAACGCGCCGGGACGTAGCGGTCAAGATCAAGAGCTACCGCAAGGGCAAGGTCATCTGGGCCGGGGTCGGTGTTCGCAACGACGGCCTCCGGGTTGGTTGGCGATCGCACTTCTGGGATGGGGGATTTCGCGTCTGGCAAAAGGGGATGAAGGCCGACGGCACCATGAAGAAGGCGCCGACGCGGCCGGGCCGGAACCCGAACCCGCGCATCGTCCCGTTCAGCCAGAAGCGCGGATGGCGCGACGGCCTGAGCAAGCGCGGCCTCGGGCAGCGCATCGGCCGGCGCCTGTACATCCAGAGGCCGAAGATGGCCTGGCTCCCGAAGGCCGACGAGTACGTCCGGGACGCGATCATGGAGGCTCTGCGTGGCAACTAAGCTCCCCACAGTCAACATCCCGGTTGCCGTCGACAGCCGGGGCGTCGACGCCGGCGTCCGGCACATCGAGCACAAGATGGCCGGGCTTCGGCGCAAGCTCGCCCGGATGCAGCCGACGGCTTCGATCGGTCCGAAGGCGAACCAAGCCACGGCCTTCATGGGCAGCGTAGGACGCCTCGGGCCGGCCGCCGGCATGCTTGCCCCCATGGGGGGGGCCGGGGCCGCCGTGGCCGCTCCGCTGGCTCTGGCGGGCTTTGCGCGGGCCAACGTCGAGGCCATGGCCGCCATGACCAAGGGCGCCACGGATGCGTTCGAACAGATGCAGCGGACGGGGGAGCAGACGTTCGCGATCAACTCGGAGGTGCTCCGGCTCCTCGCCGCGAACGAGCGATCGGCGGCGGCCGCCGGCAAGGTGCCGGGATTCATGGACGCCTTCCGTCAAGGCGGCATGACGTCCGTCGACCAAGGCGGCGCCGGGATCCTCGAGCGCATCTCGACGGCTACGAGCCAGCTCTCGGCGTTCTTCGGCGCGTACATGAGCGGGCAGGGGCTCAAGGAGGCGTCGACGCGGGCCGCCCTCGTCACGACGTCCGACGAGCGCATCGCCGCCATCCTCGGGCAGCAGCTCAAGACGCTCGAGCAGGAGCGCATGTCGGGCACGAACCAATCACCCGTCGACATGCTGCTCGGAAGCCTCAACTACCGGATTGAGCAGCTCGCAATCGCAATCGGAAAGTACGGACTATGACCTGGACGGCAAGCACCGGCGGCACCTTCGAGTACGTCAACGAGAGCGCGAGCTACCGGGAGGGCGCGTTCGGCGAAGAGTGCACGTACGTCGTCGTTCGGAAGATCAAGCGAACCAACAATGCGCTTCTCAACGTTCCGAACGACTTCCACACGATGGTGCTCGAGTCCGCGCTCCCAAAGCAAAGCGAGCCGCCGCTCGGCAGTGCGGGCGGCATCAACGCGCGCACGTTCGACGCACTGACCTGCACCGGATGGAGCATCACGATCGATCCGGCGCGCAAGTCGTGCACTGCGACGATCACGTTTTCCGGCACCCAGTACATCGATCAATACGGCACCACCGCGCGCCTCACGTTCCCGACCAACACGTCGTTCCAGAGCGTCACGCGCCTGGCGAAGGTGTTTCGCAGGAGCTGGACGACGAACCCTCCGACCGGGTCCGACGCCTCGGCGAACATCGGCGGCACCGCAGTCGGGGATTCCGGAGCGACGATCACGATGAACGTCCCGCAGGTCAGGATGCGGCTTTCGTTCACGCAGAGCGCCGACGAGCCTGGACACGACATGGTCACGAAGTGCACCGGCATGCTGACCTACGTCGGAAAGTTAAACAGCGCGGCATTTTCTGGTTTCGCCGCAGGAACGGTGCTGTGCGAAGGATTCAACATCGTCCAGACGAAGATGCCGGAGTACCAGCTGGTCATAGACTTCCTCTGGGATGAATGGGCGCACCATGAACAGGTGCCTACCAACGGAGCCGACGGCCGGCCGAACTGGTCTGGGTCCAACCTCGCTGAAGTCCGCTGGGTTCGTCCGACGCGAACTACCACGAACTTCAACAACATCTTCGTCGACAATCAACAGCGCGACATGACGCTGAAGGGAACTGTCTGATGGGGATGCGCCGCTCCGAGGCTCCGAGGCTTGACGGAAGCATCTCCGACCTCGCGCGGAACGGCGAAGGGCGCGCGCTCGAGTCCGCAGCGCAGCTCGTGTATGCCGTCGTCACCAACGCGACGGCGATCTCCGGCAGATACGAGCGCTGGGTCTACCAGTGCTCCGAGGCATGGGTCGGACCCGCTCCGACATACGACACCGTGGCAAGGCCGGACGGCCAGACGTACCCGACGTGTCTCAGCGTGAGCGAGAACGGGAACGGCTTTCTTCCGACGAGGATTTCCTATGGAGTCAACACGAGCAATCTACTAGGATCCTTCGGTGCAGTCCGCATTCCGAACGGGACGCCGGTCGTGATGACGCCGCACCGGAATTCAGATGGCACACTCATCTGGCTGATCGTCAACACGCAGGCGATCGACGGAACCTGCAGTGGTTCGGGCGGCGGTGGTGGTGGTGGAGGAGGAGGCAGTGGAGGAGGATGACACGATGCCATTGACAGCACCAATCAGCTA